AGAATTTGAACATCTATTCCTGTTTCTTTTTTTACTTCTAATAGGAGTTGCTCTTCCTTTTGTGATAACTGCTTCTTCAATTTATGAGCACGTTCTACGTCGACACGAACCCCTTTAAATTTCATATCAATTAAACATGGGAACAACTGTGTTTCTAAATCAAATATCTCTACTAAATTATTTTTTTGTATCTCTCTTGATAATGTTTTAAATAATTCTAATGTAAGTTCTGCATCTTGTTCTGCATAACTGCCAACATACATTGCAGGTAATTTATATAACTCAGATTTAGGATCTATGCCCCAAGAGTCTGCAGCTTCTTTTAAAGTTTTTTCATCTTTCACTTCTCGTAGATAATCAAATGAAATACTATTAAGTGTATACCATAATCTATTTTCATCAATCAAAGATGCCATCAACATAGTATCCATAATATGCCCGTTGATAGGTATACCGTATGCTTTTATCCAACACACATCATACATTGCGTTATGAAATATTTTAATAGAGTCTGTTGCACAAACTTTTTTAAACCATTCCAAAACTAATCTTCTATCTAGATTACCACCGCCTTCGTGTGCAATAGGATAATATCCTCGCCAACCTTCTATAGCTACAGCAATACCAACGATCTCTCCGTGTCCTTGTATAGCGCCAGAACCTTTTGATTTTAAATCGGGATCTTTTGTTTCTAAATCGATAGCAATATATTTTTCTCCTGACAAATCAGGGAAACTATCCGGACAATCCCATTCAGTTTGAACTGTAAACATTATTTCTTTTTTGTATCTTTTAACTTTAGTATTTCTAATTCACAATAATGAATTATCTTCTCTAGATCTTCTATCTTATTTTTTGATAAATATCTACATACATATTTCACAACGCATCCTTGAAAGAATGAGAGATTATTTTTAGAAATAAACTCATACGGCTGAATGTGAAAATTCTTGTAGTGGCTCCCTCCAACCTGCCTTGATTGTGGGAATGCTTTTTGTAATCCATCTGGATCTGTCATATTATTGGTACTCCTATGTTATATTGATATTCATAACCTTGATTAGTTATAAATAATTTTTCTTTTGCTCGTGTTATACCTACAAAAAATGTACGATGCTCTGAATCAGCATCTTTTCTTGCTGCCTCATAGATTATTCTTTCTATGTCTGTAAACAAAACAACGTTGTCTCGTTCCTCTCCTTTTACAGCATGTATTGTAGATAATTTTATTCTTGCAGGTTTCATTAAATCATCACCCGACTCTAATAATTTTTTGATATAAAGTTTACTGTCATCTGGAAACTTCAATGTTTCCCAGCTCCCCGTCGCTCGCAACCCGTGTTCAGCTCGTAGTCCCTCTAAATTTATTGATGTAATGTCTCCTAGTGTTTTACCACCAGCAAATCCTCTTTCTAAGTGTCCATCTTTTACTGTAAGAAAATCCCAAAGATCTTTTACATCTTCTTTGTTTACATAAGCACCGTCGTTTAAACGTTTCCATACTCTGTACGCACTTAACATTTTGTTCGGTAGTAGTTCTTGTGCTCTGGATTCAAATCTATAGTTCATTCTGTATAAATGCTCACGTAACCTTTCTAACATTTTATTTGTTCGAGTCAATACAAGCCACTGACCTTTAGAAAAATCTATCTCATCAAAGTATACATTAGTATGTACCTCACCTTCTTCTTCTCTTGGCAGCCATTTTTTTGTTAATCGTTTTCTCATCTGAGGAAAAATTGAACTAGCTAATTTATGTATTGCTCTTGGAACTCTACGAGATTGTATCTGTGGGTCCATCTCACCTTTTAAATTAATAAATACGTTTGGATCAGCGCCTTGGAATGTGTAAATAGTTTGATCATCGTCCCCTGCAATGAAAGATCGAGCACACTTACTCTCTATATAAAAAAACATTTTCCATTGCAAAGGACTTAGATCTTGGGCTTCATCGAGGAAAACAGAGTGTAGTGGTGGACACTTGTCTCCCTCGACAAACTTGGAAATCATATCAGCGTACTCAATCATACCTGTATGTTCTTTGTATGTGTCTAAGTCTGCTTTGATTTGTTCGGTTAACCATATGTCTACGGTGTAGTACATATCTAATTCTACAGCTGCTCTTTCTAAACTTATTTGTTTATTTCTAGCATACTCTATAATTTTCATATGTGGATTTACATGTTCAATATATCCGTTCACATTAATACGAGATTCGAATGATAGATTAGAACAGGGACGTGAAAAATTTTTAAAGCTTTTCCACTTGTCTCCTTTTAATAATTGTGTCTTTGTATTAATTCCACACTCTTGTGTGCCCATAGAGTGCATAGTGCTAACATAAACTTTATCGTTTTTTATTCTGTCTCTAGCCACGTCTACTGCTGCGTTACTGAAAGCTATGTATGCTATCTTTTCTGGATCTGTCTTCTTTAATTCTTCATCAAGGTAGTGCATAAGTCTATGTGTTTTACCGGTGCCTGGTGGACCAGGAATAATTATTCTATGCAAAAGGTGGCTCCTTCATTTTTTCTTTTCTTACATGGGGTCGGTCTAAATTAATTGTTTTCAACGCCATGTATCTAACACTCTTGTTATTTATTTTACCTGGTATCTCTTCTGCATTAAACAAAGTCTCTAACATTCTAGCTGTCTTTTGTTTTGAATATTGTTTATCAGGCCAAAGTTTTGTCCTAACTAGATATTTCCAAAAGTCTTTAAATTTAAAATAACTCATACCTTCTTCTGTGTATGAAAGTCCACGTAGTATATCTTTCCAATCTTTACCTGGTATCTTGTTAATGTAGTCTGCTAGTAATTCTTTTAATTGTACATCTATCTTTGTAGACTCTGGTGCTTCTAAAGGTATGGTGTCTTTTAATAATTTGTTAATTACTTTTCTCCACACTAATTTACCAATAGGTGGCATCGCTTGGTTTATTTGTTCCAAACATTTTAAAGAAAATCTATCTGGCTCATGTAAGTCTTGTGATTCTACTTCTACTTGTTCATCGCCTACAGTTACGTAATACAAAGGTGGATCAGAGTCATACTTTTGTATCTCTTTTATTTCTACTTCAGGCACTCCATCACCTACACCAAACTCTTGCATTACACATTTCTTAGAATTGCAAAACGATGCAATAGGTTCATCCTTACATTTGTAATTATATTCTTTGCCATCAATAGATTTAATTAATGTATCTATTTCTTTTTTATCTAGTGGAGGTTTACAATACGCATCATTGTATTTAAATATTTCTATCTGCCATTTATCCGGAAATCTTTTCTTTGTGTAAACACCAAAGTTATATATGGCGTTGTTTCTTTGACCGTTAGGTATCCCTTGTTTTGCGATCGTAACCAAACATGGTGGCGCACCTTTAAGTAGATTGTCAACTGTTTTTTCTTCTTTTATAGTTAATTTTGATAGTTGATCTTCAGATAATTTTACTTTACTATGCGCTTCAAAAAATTCATTTATAGTCATTGCTGACCCATCATCTTTTATAGCGTATCTCATTGTTTGTTTTGCATTGTGATAAGGTAAATTTAAAAAACTACCTGTGCCGCCTTTTTGCATGTCAACTTTATTTTGTTTTGGAAATATCTCTGCATTAGCGTAGCCTAGTTTAGCTGCCATCTCTTTTAATTTACTTCTAAATAATACTGCAGGTGCATAATTATCAGAAAATAAAAACACATGTGCGCCGCCAGACTTAGATCTAAATACAATTAAAGGGAAGTTATGCTTACGTATTTTTACTATTAATTCTTTGTGATCAAAGCCATTATACACATCAATATCTATACAAGCCCATTTACATTTATTTAATTCATTTATTGGTATAATACCAAGAGCAGGTTCTTTACCATCCAAATGTTCTTGGAACATTTGTTTATTAGGAGTTTTTTTAATTATAAAAGATTTAGTTTTGTGCTTGCCCCTCTCATCAAACTCATCTGTTTTTCTAGTTTGACCGTAGGCGCTATACGAGCCCGCAAATATATTTATAAATTTATCTAATTCTATCATCACCACTTTGCTTTCGGAGGCGGGACGAAGCATCGAACCGCCCCCAAAACTTGTTATGCTTTGTTTCTGATGCCTTCGTAGAACTTCTTCGCTCGTTCATACATGTTAGCATCTTCCAACATACCAATTTTTTCTACGCTGTAGCCATACCATTGATTACCTTTTCCTGTATTTAGTACAGAAGATAATTTATATATGTGGCTAAACGATGGTGGCGTGTATGGTCCATCTTTTCCATCTAAACTAATAGACTTCATCATGGAATTCCATTTCCTGCTAACTTTACCTTGAGACGAACTCATAGATACCATTGCAGTTTCAGAACCTTTATCACCCACAATAATTACAAAGTGTTGACCAACAGTTAAAATATAATTACCATTCTGTAATCTATCTTTATTGTCAGGGCCTTTTGTAGTTTTTTCTAGAATATCCGAAGTATCTGGGTAGATCATTTCAGGTCTACCTGAACCTGTTCCATAATCTGCCCACTCTTGAAACTCTAGTTTATAATGACATGGAATAACTTGTATCCCTTTATCACCATCATATAACTGTTTCGTAACAGTGTTTAAGAACATACCAGGTTCTGCGCCTTCAACATAATTTTGATTACGCTTCTGTGCTTCTGCTGATCCGTTCTGCAATAGTTTTAAGATAGGTGGAGCCAGACTTTCTGTCTTCACATTCTCAAAACCTTTTTGTGCATCTGCCTCAAATAAACCTGCAGATGGTAGGTTTTCTTTTTTAGTAGTTACTTGTTTCTCGCTACTCATTTCTAGTTTCTCCTTGTTATTTTAGTTTGGTTACCTTCAAACGGTTTGAACAGCTCGTTAGGAATTTCTTGACCGTTTTCAAGACGTTCCCTTACTAGAGCCTTTAAAGTCATAGGGTTCACACCAATTTTTTGAACTGGTTCAAACCCTTGACCTTTTGCAAGGTCAGCATATGATGCCGCCTTGTTGTCTTCGCCACGACCAAAGGTAACGGTAATGTCATTTTTAATAACATCACCTAGACCGTTGTTACGAAGCCATGTGAAAGCTGCTTCCTGTTGATCTTTCGGAATAGAGGCGCCGTAGATTTTTTTAATCTCTACTTGCTCACCATCTTTCAGCTTTAATTTTGTAATCTGCATATCATCCATCATTGCAGGTATTTCTACAGATGAAACTTCTTTTGCTTTTTCTTTTAATTTTTTTAAAGACTCTTCAGCATTAGCAATTTCATCTTCTAAATCTTTTAATTCTAGAACTTTGTCAGACAATCTTTTAGCGGAATCTATCTGCTTCACAGATTGCATTCTATCTTTTTCAAAATCAATTTTTGTCATAACTTTCTCGCTTTCTTATATATAGGTTTATAATGTATTTGTCAACCCCCGTGTAAATTTATTTTTACAGGATAGTATTTTCTTTCTTGTTTATCCCATTTTAGTAAGTTGTATTTACCATTCGTAATATCTGATACTATAGAACAAGCCACACCAATTATAGCAGGATCGCCTGTAAGTAGTAAATAATCTTTTTCTTTATATTCTTTTAATTTTTGTTTTAATGTTTGTATTACATACGCGGGACTCAAAATGATCTGCGAGTTTTCTGGTAGTAATACTTTTAAATCACCAAACTCTGTTGCCCCTATAATATTAATTTTAGGTGTGCCTACTTTAGATCCTGGTATGTCTTGTATAACAAAGACTGTTGCCAT